TTACAACTGCTGTTCAAGTTCTTGATAGATTGACACACGCAGAACGTGATCAACTCTATGAAGGTCGTGTCAATCCAATCGCTGCGTTCCCAGGTCAAGGTATTGTAGTTTGGGGTCAAAAGACTCTCCAAATTGCTCCAAGTGCTCTTGATAGAATTAATGTAAGAAGATTGTTGATCAACTTGAAGAAGTTTATTGCAAGTTCAAGCAACTATTTGGTATTCGAACAAAATGTTGCTTCTACACGTAATAGATTCTTGAGCATCGTCAATCCATTCTTGGAAAGTGTACAACAACGTAATGGTATTTACGCTTACCAAGTCAAGATGGATGCCGAAAACAACACACCAGACTTGATTGATAGAAACATCCTATACGGACAAATCTTCATTCAACCAACCAGAACCGCTGAGTTCATTATCTTGGACTTCAACATTCTGCCAACTGGTGCTTCGTTCGGTGAGTAATTAAAAAATATAAATCGCAACCCCACCCCTAAAAAGGTGGGGTTTTTTATTAATGTTAAATATTTATAATATATGATACTTTTTTCTAAAATTTTTAATGATATCAAAGAATCGGATGAATCTGGTAATTACGATGAACTAGTCAGATTAATTGACGTTGTTTTGAATGATACTAATAAATTAGTTGTAGATAACTTAGAAGCTATTAAAAAAATGATTCAAAGCGGTAATATTAATAAAGATATTTTAGAAGTTTATTTATCTAATTACAAACGTTATTTTAATAGAGATAGTGGTGGAACACCAGAAGTAGTTAGAGGAATAACAATGCAAAGTAAAATCGAGGATTTATTAAAATGATTACTTTATTAGATTTATTATCAGAAGCTAAATTGCCTCAGAGTGAACAAAATATGGATTTGTATGCTCGGAAGTATAAACGTACAATAGATTATTTAAGTGGTAAAAATAAAGTATTGTTATTAACAACTAGCAATCGTTGGAGTGGACACAGAGAAGATATTCCTAAAAGTACGCAGTTGGCAATTAAAGCGCAAGAATTTTTAGGTAAAGAAAAAGTAACTTTAATTGATACTACAAAATTAAACATAGTCCCATGTGAAGGAAATGTTTCATCTAAATGGGGAAATAATTGTGGCATAAAGGATGCGTCATTAAAAGACAAAGAGAAAAACCCAACTGGAAATCATCGTTGTTGGGCTAGTATAAATAATAAAAATGATGAACTTTGGAAAATAAGTAAAGAATTATTTGAAAGTGACTGTGTTGTATTTTTTACAAGTATAAGATGGGGTCAAGCAAATGGCTTTTATCAAAAATTAATTGAAAGATTAACTTGGATAGAAAATAGATTTCATAGTTTAAGAGAAGGAAATATTGTAAAAAATATCGATGCTGGGGTTATAGCAATTGGTCAAAACTGGAGAGGAAAACAAGTAGTAGATGTTCAAAAAGAAGTGCTAGAATTTTATGGATTTAATACTCCGAATGAGTTATACTGGAATTGGCAATATACACAAGATGCGGATGACGAAACATTAAGATCTTATAAAAAGGCAATTACTACATTCGACAAAACATTTAAACCGAATTCATATGATAAAATTTAATAAACTTTTAAAGAAAATTATAAAAGAAGTATTGTCCGAGGGTGGTGTAGGAGGACATATGGCCCATCCATTCGATTTTGCTTCTAATGGCAAGGAGTTAATTGATATTTTTAATAAAACAATTTTATCATTAGAAAAAGGCGACAGTGGTAGTGTTAAGATAGATGGTGTTAACTCTAGTATTAGATTAGTAGATGGTCGATTTGTTATGGATAGAGGTAGCGCCAAAGCATTTGATTTAAAAGGCATGCGTCCAGAAGATTTGCCGAATAGATTTGCTCCAGGCCATGGTTTTATAAAAATCGGAAGTAAGGTGATTAATATTTTCGACGAAGCTATTCCGTCAACTAAATCTGAACTTAAAAGTTTAGGGTTATTAGACAATCCTAATATTCTGTTGAACATAGAATATGTCGAAGGTCAAACTAATGTTGTTGGTTATGATAACATTGGAAACTTTTTAGCAATTCATGGACTTAAAGAAATTAAACCAAGAACATTTGGAAAAGACGGATCTGTTAAAAGCAGAAGCACTGTTGAAATTCCTTATGATAAAAATGTAATGCAATCTTATATAAATAAGTTAAACGTGGTTGCTAAAAAACATGGATTTAAAGTATTAGGAAGTGTTGATACGAAACTAAAAAGTAGACCTAAATTAAATAGTGCTTTAAATGAAAAGATTACATTTTATCCAGAAGGATTGCCCGTTACTAAAACATTAAATGAGTGGTTGAATGATGTTAAAATTGAAACACCGTTAATTACAAGAAAAGAGTTTTTGAATGTAACTAATAGTAAAAACTTGTCTAAAGATTTTGAGGGAAAAGATGTTAATAGATTAATTAATGATTCTGTTGTATATCTTGCTACAGTTAAACTAGGCGATGAAATACTAAAACAAGCTACAAGTGAAATTGGAGATTTAAGTTCCCATGAAGGAATTGTTATTCGCGATCCAAGTATTTATAAAGATCCATACAAAATTACAGGTAATTTCTTAATAAGAGGCATGGGTAGTGAGTTTGGAAAATAAAATAAATACGTATTAAACAAAGTTATGAAAAAAGGAAAATCTAATTTAGATATTCTTCGCAATTATGTCGAAGGAACTCGACCATTTATTCAAGTTGGCTATGATGAAAATACTGCTTTGAAAAGTAGAAAAGAGGGTGAAGAATGGGAAGATGGTAGGGGTAATAGATGGAAAAAAGAAAATGGTATCAAGAAAAAAATATCGAAGAAAGCTACAATAATTAATGAAAAGAGATGTAGGATTTGTAACTGTGATACTCGTTGGGGCAATTATTTAGATGATAGAGTTTGGCCGAAAACTCAACTTTGTTATGATTGTTTTAATGAAGAAGAAACTAGAATGAAGTTAGACGGCACTTGGGAAATATTTAATAAATTAAGAGATTTAAAAAATGGAAAATCTGCTTTATTAGATCACAAAAGTAAATTTGAACAAACTAAAAAATGGTGTGAAGAAAATAAGGGAAAGCCGTTGGAGTTTGTGAATGAAGATGGCAGTATTGAGAAGTGGGAAGGCGATACTAGCGCAGAAAAAATATTAAAAGATGTTACGTCAGATTTAGGAATACTTGAGAATAGATTGACTGAAATAAATGATCTTATTGATGGATTAGAAAAAGAATATGAGTCAAAATCTAAGAGAAATAATAAAACAAGAATATAAGAAGTGTGTAGAAAATCCAATATACTTCATGAAGAAGTATGTGAAGATTCAACACCCGATTAAAGGAACATGTGGTTTTGATTTATTTCCTTTTCAAGAAGAAGCATTATCTAGTTTAGTAAATAATCCACTAAACATTATCTTGAAAAGTCGTCAAATGGGTATTTCTACTCTTACAGCTGCATATAGTTTGTGGTTGATGACGTTTCACAATGATAAAAATATTCTTTGTATTAGTATTACACAAGAAACTGCAAAAGAAATTGTCACCAAAGTTAGATTTGCTAACGATAACCTTCCGTCGTGGTTAAAAGTTCAATGTGTAGAAGATAATAGATTAAGTCTTCGTTTAAAAAATGGTTCTCAGATTAAAGCAGTATCTTCTGCTGGAACTGCTGGTCGTTCTGCCGCACTATCGCTTTTGGTAATAGATGAAGCTGCGTTTATTGATGGAATTGAAGAAATATGGTTGTCTGCTCAATATACTTTGTCAACTGGTGGTAGAGCAATTGTATTAAGTACTCCAAATGGTGTTGGTAATTTCTTTCATAAAACTTGGGTGGGAGCTGAGGCTGGTGAAAATGGATTTAAGACAATAAGACTTCCATGGCATTTACATCCAGAAAGAGATCAAACATGGAGAGACAGACAAACTGAATTATCTGGCGTAAAAGGTGCTGCTCAAGAGTGTGATTGTGACTTCTCAACATCTGGTAATCAAGTTGTATCTGTAGAAACATTAGAATATTATAAAGCTACGTTTGTTGTTGATCCTATTGAGAAAAGAGGAGCAGGCGGTGATTTTTGGATATGGGAACGACCTGACTATAGTAAAAATTATATTATAAGTGCTGACTGTGCTCGTGGTGATAGTAGTGACTATAGTGCATTTCAAATATTCGATGTTGAAAGTATGGAACAAGTGGGTGAATACAAAGGTCAAATTACCACTAAAGATTATGGCAATATGTTAGTTGCGGTGGCCACAGAATATAATAACGCATTGTTAGTTGTAGAAAATAACAACATAGGATGGGCTACTCTCCAACAAATAATTGATAGAGATTATAAAAATACTTTCTATAGTACTCCAGATTTAAATATAATTGATGTTGAACACAGTTATACTAATAAACTCAGTCGTCAAGATAAAAAGTTAATAGCTGGATTTACAACTACAAATAAAAATAGACCTTTGATTATCAGTAATATGGAATCGTGTTTTAGAGATAAATCTATTACAATTAAGTCTGTTAGATTATATGAAGAATTGAATGTTTTTATTTGGCATGGAGCTAAAGCAGAAGCTATGAGAGGATATAACGATGACTTAGTAATGTCCTTAAGTATAGGCTTGTGGATTCGTGATACAGCGCTTAAACTAAGAAATGAACAAATAAGTTATACTAAGAATATGTTAAGCGGAATTAAAAAAGTAACTAGTGTAGAAACAAGACCAGGACCGCAAAATAAGATATTAGCATCTCCTGAAGAGTCATGGGCTATGGAAGTTAATGGGAAAAAAGAAAACTTAAACTGGTTATTGTAATACTTATATA